ATACTTTGGATTTACTTCTCTAAAGTCTGTATTAATACTCTTTACACAGGCTTTACAATTACTTTGCAATCCATCTTTTGCTTTGGTCTTTTTGTGAAAATCTGTGGTAGGTTTGGATTTACCACAATAATTACAGGTTTTCTTTGTAGCCATTTTTTCTATTTTATGATAATATAATATACAAATAATTTCTGATATTAACAAATATAAATATCAAAAATAAAATCAAACGCATAAAAATGGCCGAGGAGATGGCATTAACCCCGGCCTTTATAGAGATTATAAATGTAAGGAACTCTTCATAGTATTGCTTAATAGCTGAGAGCATTATTTAATCCTTACACTAAGTTTAACAATCAAGTTATTTTTTATTTTATTTTTTTCAAGTATTTATTTTAGCTGTCTGCTTTGTTTTCTTACTAATGGATACACAACACCTTTCGTGATTACTATTCAAAAAAAATAATAATCAAGTGTTGCGTATATCATTGACTACTTACTAACGGAGCCAACACTCGGTTTATTCAATTTATTCAACCAACATCCTAAAACTGTCTTTTCCATTATAAGAGGATTTTAGGAGACACCTTCCAGTCTTTTAAGTATTTCAACTAATGCGCTGTGACTCAATTTCTTATTATATTTAGTTAGTAGTGAAAGGGCGTTGTATTCGTAAACTACCTCTATGATATAATACCTTGTTTAGATTTTAGGTTTTAACAGGATTAAATATAAGAAAGAAAAACGAAAACGCAAAATTAATAAAGAATTATTTATTTTTTTATTTGGAATATTTTTCGTATATTGTAGTATATCAAAATTAAAAGTTATGTATGTAGTTTATCAATTAGTCAACTCTAAAAATGAAATTGAATATATTGGTCATACAAAAAATCCAGATACTCGTTTAAGAAATCATACTTGTGTAAATGGAAAGTTTGTAGGTAGAACTGATTTAATTTTACAAATAGTTAAATCTGGTTTTAGAAAAAGATATAGAGCATTTGAATATGAATGCAAATTACAAAAAAAATTAGGTTTTCAAAGTGATAGGGAAAAATATATTAGCTTAGGAAAATCTATTCAAAAAATGGGAACAGATTGTAGAAAAGTAAAAATTGCTGCATATAAAACAACAGGTGAGTTTTTAGGTATTTTTCCAACAATTAAAGATGCTGCAAATAATTTTAATTTACATACAAATTTAGTATGGTTGGTAGCCAATAATAAGCAAAAATCCACAAAAGGTTATATTTTCAAATCATTAGAAAATCTCTAAAAAAACCCCTTTTTTGTTAGAAAATCTCTAAAAATTACACAAAACCTTGCAAATCAACCCATTATATATGGGTTTTTTTCATATATTTAAGTCATTGCAGGCCAATGAGTTATGCAAGGTATGACATATATGGTAAAAATATATGTGTAGTGTGTTGATTATCAATTAACAACTTTTGAGTATATGACACATTGTCGTATAAATCAGTAGGAAAAACCACGAAATTGCCGTATCTTTGACTTATTCCCACCAATAATGGATAGGGTATATATTGCGTAAAATTAAAAATAAGTTATGACAAACGAACAAAAAATTGAAGAAATCTTACAACATTGTAAAGATGGTATTAAACATTGGGAAAATGTGCTTAAAACAAATCCTAATAAAAAAGATAAATGTAGTGGACATATTTTAGAACTACAAACAATTATCAATATAATAAACGAAGAAATATAAACTTTAAAATTTAAAACAACTCGGTGGAGTATACACACAATTTATTATGGCACGAAAGAAAAAAGAAGCAAGAAAAGATTTTCATCATTTAGGAACTCCTGAAATAATGGAAGTAGATTATCATTCAGGTAATATGGAGTATATGATTGCTATGCAAGCTAATGGTTCTAACACACATTTTTTAGGTGAACATGTACAAAATGGTGATACTTTGTTTCTTGGGTTATCAGAACAAGATGCTGAACAATTATGTGAACAATTAATATCAGCTGTATCCGATAGGTTAAAACAAAAATTAGAAAGATACAATCAACAAAAGAAAGTATATTGGTTATCGGAATTTGGTGAAGATGAAAAAAATTGGAAAGATAGTAATTGGAATTCGTTTAATGAAAAATAATATATGAAAGAGAAAGAAATATATACATACAAAGCAAAAACAGCTGAGCAAAAATTAGCATTAGAAACACTTAAACAATGCCACTCTTTCTTAGAAAAGAAATTAGGTGTAGAAACTAATCTTTATTTGATTAATGATAAAAGAAAAAAGTATGCCAATACTCATGGTATATACAATGCTGAAACGAATATGGTTGTAATAAATTTAGCCACATTGAAACATAAATCTATAAAAGATAGTATTGATGTTTTATCTCACGAAATGAGGCATGCTTTACAATACAAAAACAAATGGTTGAAACCAAATAAAAAAGGTGAAGGTTCTTATTGGAAAGGTAAGTTGTATAATGTAGAATACGAAAATAGACCATGGGAAAAGGATGCATTCAATTGGGAATCTAAATATAGTAATATGGCTATTAGTAGTTTAAGTTTAACTAAAAAAGCCAAAATTAAATTGTAATTTGTTTTTTGTTATTCATAACTAAGTTGTTAGTTTTTTGTTCTTACTAACAACAAACCCGAGTCGTAAATGGCTCGGGTTATTTTTTTGCTTTCCTGTGATTATTCTCCGATTTGATATGTAGATACCAATTTGTTATTAAACTGTCTGTATTTGTCTATAATTAGGTTATTAACCTATTTTTCCTTGTCCCCTGTATTTACTTACATCTTTGTCCTTTGGTCCTTTAAACTTTTTAGCTTTCCCAGTTCTTCTCTTTCCAAACGATACTTTCTGCGATGTCTTAAATAATCAATTTCTTTTTGAAGAATATTAATTTGTTTGCTTAATTCAAGAACTAATGTTCTCAATTCATCTATTTGTCTTTGTTGTGCCTCTACTCTCAACTCTAAATCATAAAGATTAGAGTCAAACTTTTCTTTACGAAATAAGTGCATCATATTTTTTTATTTTAGTTAAAGATAAGACTCAATCTTAGTTATATGTCCATCCATATAACTAACATCGTGTTGCATCATAACCTCTTCATCAATTTCTTCCATTATATCTTTAAAGTCCTCTACTAATATCTTTGCTTCTTTCAATTGCTCTTCAGTTGCAGTTCCTTTTTCGATTACTTCTTTTTCTATTCCGAATACATTATCTGCCACTTGTGCTGCACTTCTAATCATTCCTACTGTGTCTTCACCTAAAGGCATTTCCATCAAATGATTAAATGTTGCTACTGCACCTGGACATAATGTAAAGTTTTTAGTTTTATATCCTAATACATCTATTTCCATTCCTTGCTCTTGCATATTTTCACTTTCTGGAACGCAGTTTGGAACCATTTTATCACCCATCGGCTTAAGGCCTACGGCGATATAACCATCCCAACATGCATCCTCTAAATTCGGTTCAGCTAAATTAATTCCTCTAAAATCAGTATCGTATGCTACTTTAGCCATTACTTTTGCTGATGTATCGGTTATCTTACTCATCTTATCTTTTCTCCAATAAGAGTAACAGATTGCTGCTGCTTGTTCTTGTTCGTATCCTGCTGATATTTCTTCACCTATACAACGAGAAATGAAATCTGCTTCTTTCTCATTTGATTTTACTTTAACTGGCATAGTTTAATTGTTTACTTTGTATGTTTTATTATTAAATCTTACTTTATATACTGTGTTGAAGTCCAATGTTCTCCAATCACCATCTAATCCTACTACTGGAACATTATACATGTCCATTTCTGCTTTAGTATCACTTCCACCTGCAATTCCATTACCAATAGGTCCATCAATCCAATACATATCATAATATCTTTTCTTACCTGTCTCAGTTATCCAACCTACTCTTACAGGATTTGATTCAGTTGCCTGATTCTTTAGGATATCTTCAAAAGCAGAAAAACTAATTTCTTCAGATATAAAGTGAACTAATTTCTTATGAACAGAATTACTTGTCATCTTTCTTTCTTTTTTTAGCTGCTTCTCCAGGGTATGATGAACTAATTGATGGTTGTGCTTCCATATCAATTTGTTTCAATTTATTTTCAGCCCATGTCAATGCTGTTTCTCCACCCCATCCTTTATATGCAATATATGCGCATGATTCTCTATCTGATTTGTTTTGTTCATATACATCTTTTGCTCTACTTAGATAACTTACCATTCTTGCTATTGTTTCTCTACTAACTGGTCTACCTGCTTCTAAATCAGCACTTCTCCTTTTTCCCACCAATGTCATGCATTTACCACCTACTTTGTCATTCTGTTCTCTTGCAATTCTTGCTGCATCTCTTACACTTTGCGGATAGTCATCATATGCTTCAAACTCAATCTTCTCTTTTTTCTTAAATCTTTTGTCTTTGCGTATAATCGCTTTGATTTGACCTAAGAATATTTCTGCTTCTTCTTCTGTTAAGTCCTCTATATTTTTCTCTAATGCAAGTTTAAGGTCACTCTTTTGATGAGTCAGTAATGCTTCTATTGAGAAACCATTGAACTCACCTGATTTTACTCTTTCCCATACTTTTGGATTATCTGCAACTGAATATAATGCAAACCAAGTTCCTTTTGGTAAAGTGAAACCATATAAGTTTGATTTATCTTTTGTTGGATGTTCTACAAGCCAACTTTCAATCATATAAATTCCAGAAGTTTTATTACCGTGCTCGAGCGTTATTTGGTCAGTCAGCTTTTGCTTCATAAACTTTCTAGACAATTTTTCAATCGTTTGTGGACTAAAATAAACATAATAGCTGCTACCATCTTCCTTTAAGCGAAGAATTTTTTTATTCGGAATAAGCATCGGGCCCGCAACAATCATTTTTTCATCATTAACTGCTGCAAACTGATGTTCTTTATGGAATGCAACGAAATCTCTTTCAATAGCACCTGCTGCTACTAATGAGTTTGCAAATACACCATCTTCTTCATCTTGTAATATTAATTCAAATAATTCTTCCATATTATCTTTTAACATAGTTTATATTTTTTATCCACCAGTAAATGTTGCTGCTCTATTCGTTCTACGGTCAAGTGCTTGCTGACTAGAAATCTGTGAGCTCACCACATAAGCCTGTATAGGTTTCTGAGCCGCACCTATTGTTTGTGCAATTTGTGCAGTTGCATTAATTCCTTGACCTGTTTGTATTTGTGGTGCTTGAACTGTCGGTATGGTTGGTGCTGCAATTGCAGGTGTTGAAACAGAACCACCACTAGAACCACCCTTAGCACCTGGCAGAGAAGGTACCTTAGTAGAAATAATTTTCTTAACATTTAATAAACCTGCTAATACTACCGTACCTGCAGCAATCGCACCAAATGGAGGTGGATATGTTGCCAATGCTTTAGTAGCACCCATATAAGTATCTATCGTTGCCTGTGCTACAGCTAATGCTTTACCTGCAACAGTTTGTTCACCTACTGCCTGTGCAATAGTTCCTAATGCATTACTGATGATACCTAACTTAACTTCTTGTTGTGACCTTTCTATGTCTATTCTTGCTGCCGCAGTTTCTTTATCAAATGCAAGTAATGCATCTGCTGAAACTTTACGAGCAATCATATCTTCTCTTTCTAACTGACGAGTTCTATCAAATGCAGCTAATTCGTCTTGGAATGTTGCATCACCTAAAGCTTTTTTATAATTGAAATCGGCCATTGCTAGATTTGCTGCATCTACTCTAGCTTGTGATTCTAATTCAAACTTCTTCTGTGCTGCTTCTTCATCGTCTTTCTTTTTCTGCTCAGCAGCATCTTTTATTTTCTTATCAGCTTCTTCTTTTTCCTTTTTAGCTTTTTCTACTTTTTCTGCTTCTAAGTCTGCATATTTTTTATCAATTGCTGCAAGTTCTTTTGCTTGTGCTTCTTTTAATACCTTAGTATCTTCATTATATTTTGTTGCAAGATAAATTAATTTAGCATACTTTTCTTGAGTTGTAAATATTTCTCTTTCTTGGTCAGACATAAGAGTTTTAAATGCCTCTTTCTGACCATCTTGTATTTCTTTTAATTCAGCATCTCTTGCAGCTTTTTCTGCTTTTCTTCTTGCTTCTGCTTTATCTGCGTATTCTTTATTCTTTTTATCTTTTTCGTCTTGTAATTTCTTTGCCTCATCCAATCTTTTCTTTTCAGCTTCTGCAAGTTTCTTTGCTGCTGCATTATTTTCTTCTAAAGATTTAGTAGTTTCTTTTATCTTACTATCTGATGCTCCAAAGAACTTAGCAACTCTATTCATTACACTACCAACTGCTTCCAAACCTTTGGTTACAATTGGCAATACTATTGTTCCTAATTTTTCAAATATTGCAAGTATAGGACCTAATATTGAATTAAATGCAGATGTTGCTTTTGAAAGTAATTCAGTTCCTTCTTGTGTTTTGGATAATGCTTCTTTAATTGCAAAGAATGCTGATACTAATAAACCAACTACTCCTAATGATATAGTAAGTGTTTTACCGAATGTTGCAAAAGAATCACCAACTGATTTAATACCTCCTCCTAATTTACCTAATGGTCCAGGTAGAGATGCTAAACGGTCTTCAAACTGACCTGATTTAAACTTTGCTCTATCTTGTGCATCATTTAAATCATCTAACTTAGCACGAAGTTTTTCATACTCAGAGCCTGTAGCTTTACCTTGCAGTTCTAATTTCTGCATGGCTTGTGTGGTTTCTCTAATTTGTGATTTAAGAGAACCTAACTTACCGGCTGCTTCATCTGCGTTGGTATTTACATCAACTTCAATTTCTACTACTTCTGCCATAGTTTATTGCGTTTTAACCATTTAAAAAATGATTTTAAAGATGTAGGATATTCATACTTTCCTTTAGCAATATCAACTCTTTCTGATACTCCATAATAGTCATTTTTTGACAAAAGGTCAATTGTATTCTTAATCATATTCTTTTAACAAATGATATTAGATAAATAAGTGAAGATAATCTGAATGATTTCCCCAATATGGATGGTTTAAGTAAGTGTTATCTTTTCTATAAATTGAATTGTGTGAAGTGAAATGATGTCCGTGATTAATGTGTATTGCTTCATTTTCGGAATTCCATTGCTTTCTTTTTAACTTTTGTGTTTCAATTAATCCACTATTTGTCCTCAATGCATTAGGTAAAATCGATAAACAATGTTCTATTGCATCATCAAATCTCATAGTCATCTGATGGAATGGTTCATCACTTTGACCTCTATGTTGCCAACCTTCTTTATTTATACCTCCATAATTCATATTGGTATATACTTCACCGGTTTGGAATTCAGGATAATCAAAATACCCAATAGGATACATTACATCATGCTCTAAAAAAGAAACATAATCATACACTTTCATTTCTTTTGCAGAATATAAACATTGCATGATTTGTAATAATTGATTTAAATGTGATTGAGATGTATACCAACTATTCAATTGGTGAAACGGATTATCAGGCATTTCATTCCACATACAGGTAACAATATCTGCTTTACCTTCTGCAGCAATCTTAATTGTATTTAAAGATTTGTATATTGATGGCCATAAAGCACGATTATTATTATTAGAATAGAATATTCCTAATCTTTTATTAGATGATTTTGGTAAGGTTAAAATATCACCCTCTCTAATCCTTTCCGTAAATACCTCTCCTGCTAATTCTCCTGTGATTTCCAGATACTTTACAACACCAACCTTAGTATCACCTATAATATTATTATCTGCTCTTAAAATTAATCTATTATCTTTTACTTTTGATTGTATTACATTTGTGCAATCTGCTTCACCATAAGTTGCTTTTGTTATTATCATTTTAATACAGATTTACTAGCTGCTAAATTAACCCAATCCCAATAAACATAACTTGCACTTTCCGGCCTAACTTGTAAATCTTTACCATATGGTAGTTCATTCATAAATTCTGCTTTATAAAATAAACCTTGATTTGGTGATACTACACCTGCATTATGCATTATATTTAGTCTAAAGTAATCTTCTTTTGTAGATGTTCCCCAACTAAATTCTAAGTTAGGATGACAATTAGTTTTTGCACCTCTTCTCCATCCACCCCAAAGAACTGCCCACATATCTGCGCACCATATTTGTAGTTCGTGGTAAGATGGGTCTTTTGTTTTTTTAATATTGTTTAAATCTGTTATTTGTCTAAATAATAATTCGGAATCCTTTTCTACTCTATCCCAAAATGAGTAATCAATACCTTTCATAAGATACTGAGCACCAATAGCATTCATTTCGTTTGCTTCTATCACACTTTCATCCATTTCCATAATCTCACACATCTTTTGAATTATATCATCTCCTTTTCCTTTTATGTAAGAATGAGCGATATACCAGCGTGTATCTGAACCATACCATTCTTCATCCATTATCATTTCTTCAGTAATCCAATTTTCAATTCTTTTTGAAAATACGATATCGCAATCATGATAGAAGATTGCATCCAATGATAATTCAGGATATTTTTCCCAATGTTGTTTAAGGATGTTTGGTCTAATAGATGATATGTAATGTTTTGTTTCTCTTGTATCATCATAAAAAAAGAATCGAGCGGGATAGCCAGATGCTAATTTACTCCATTCTTCTGGGATTATACCATTTTGTTTCCAACATACAATGTCAACTTGATTTAAGTTAACACCCATAGATTTGAAGTTATTCAACATTACTTCAACTTGCCATGCATAATAAAGTGTTGCAGGCTGTGCACAAACAAATCTTAAATTCCTAATACTAATCATAACTTTTTAATTTATAATTTAACATAGGATATTTCTTTTGTTTAATCACTACAATCTCCGCAATCTGTATAAATGTTAGTTACGCTACGAGTTCCAAGAGTTATTGTTCCTGTCGAAGTAGAATATACTTGGAAACAATAGTATCCTACAACATCTGTATTAACTCTGATTATTTTACCTGCAGTTAATAAAGGTGCATTTGTAATTTCAATTACACCAACTATATCAGCTGGTCCTGCACAACTTTCAACATAGTATTTTTGAGATGCTAATGTAGTTGTTGTAGTAGTTCCTGCAGTTGTAGTTGTTGTTGTTGGTGCTGCAGTAGTTGTTGTTCCACCTGTACAACCCATTAAATCTCTAATTAACCAAAATGGTTGGTCTAAATATGGTATTGTTCTACTACATCTATAAACTGCACTACCAGATGTTGGAAAGCCAGTTACGGTTTCTGTAATAGTTGTTGCTCCATCAGCAATTGTATATACATTTGTTTGTTGTGATACAGTTCTTATCGCCATTAATTCAAACCATCTACTACCAGTTGGTCTTGCAGTTATACTACCTGTAAATTCCGAAACAATACTTGCACTCAACCATGCATTATTATCTAATCCTAATGGAATAGTTTGTGATACAATTTGCGTTGTGCTTCCAGAAGTTAATGTAGTTGAAGTCAATACACCTGATGATGAAACATAATTTAATGCAACTGGGTTTGAAGTTATATTTTTTACATTTAATACTTTTGCAACAGGTCCTTGAGGACTATTCCATGGATTACTTCTAATTACACTTCCTGAATTAAAAAAGTAGTGAAAGTCTGCGTATAATGCATAATCTGGGTTTATTGTTACATCCCAATTCGGTCCTCCTAATAATTGTGTTAATGCCATATATCTTTTATATTACAGATGATGTGTATAATCCATTTGAACCTGTGTAATCAACTGTTATACTAAGTCCACTATTATCAAACCATGCATCTGCAGTCCAAATATTAGTAAATGCAGGTGGTAAAGTTGTTGTAGTAGTTGTACTTGTAGTACATCCACCAACAGCTGAGAATGAAGAAGTATAGTTAGGTCCTGATGGTAAATCAATTTTCTTATCTTGTGTACAGAAACTACCGCTTGTTCCAGATGCAACTGAGAATGAAGAACTAAAGTTATTTCCACAATACACATAGTTACCTACAAATGTGGTTCCAATATTATTATTAATAATTGTAGCCAAATAACAACCTGGTGCTAATGTGGTAGTTGTAGTTGTAGTTGCTGCGCAACCGCCTACTGCAGAGAATGAAGAAGTGTAATAAGATGCACTTGGTGGTAAATCTATTTTCTTATCCTGTGTACAGAAGCTTGCACTTGTACCACTCGCCACAGAGAATGATTGTGATACTGAACTTCCACAATATACATACTCTCCAACCCATGTTGTTCCTATGTTATTATTTACAATTGTTGCTAAGTAACATCCAGGAGCTAAAGTAGTCGTAGTTGTTGTTGTAGCTGCACAACCTCCAACAGCAGAGAATGATGATGTATAGTTAGGTCCTGAAGGTAAATCTATCTTTTGGTCTTGTGTACAGAAACTTGCACTTGTTCCACTTGCAACCTCAAATGACTGAGAAACAGAAGTTCCACAATATACATAATCACCTAAGAATGTAGTTCCGATATTATTGTTTATAATAGTCGCTAAGTAACATCCAGGAGCTAATGTAGTGGTTGTAGTAGTTGTTGCGTTACAACTTCCAGAAATTTGTATTACATAGTTAAATCCACTTGGTAAATCAATCTTACCATCTTGTACACATAATCTTACAGTTGAATTTGTTCCTACTGAGTAAGAAGAGCTGAAGTTATTTCCACAATACACATAATCACCAACATAAGTAAAGAAGTCTCCGTTATTAGTAATTACAAATGTAGAACATCCCGGAGCTAAAGTAGTTGTAGTTGTAGTTTGACAAGATTGACTTAAATTAGTTAAAGCAACTCTATTAAAGAATGGATTAGATATTTCATCATTTTGTACACAAACCGTTTGTGGATATCCAAAGTATACCTGAGGATATGAGAAGAAATTATCACCACAATACTTAACCTTATATATTTCACCAGCTGAGTTTTCACTTACATTTTCAACAACCCACGTATTACAGAATGGTGCTTGAGTTGTAGTTGTAGTCACACATGTAGGACTACTACATGAACCACTTGCACCTACAAATGTTAATCTTCCAACAGGTGCTTCACCTGAGAAGTTTAAAATATAGTAACATGTACCATAATCATCTATAAACACATCACCAACACTATAAGATGCTGAATTTGCTGAGTAAGTATTGTTATCGTAAATATTTTGGCAATTAGCAGCTGTAAATAGAACTTGTGGTGGTATAGTTGTAGTCGTACTTGTTGTACCAATACAATTTGTATTCAAGTCAGTAAATGTTAATGGTGCAACAAATGAATTAAATATTCTATCATTCTGCACGCAAACTGTTCTAGAATCAAATGCAGGAACTTCTAAGTAAGTAAATGTATTTTGACCACAATACATATATTTGAAATAGTATCCAGCACCTGTATTATTTTCAACTAACCAAGTATGACAGAATGGAGCTTCAGTTGTTGTAGTAGTTACACAAAGTGATGATGAACATGTACCAGGTCCTCCAACCAAATACAAGTTACCAACACATGGAAGTGTTTGGTCTATTGGTATTGAAGAAACTGTATAACATGTACCATATGAATCTCTATATACATCTCCAATTGCAGGAGTTGAAGAAGATTGAACACAATATGTATTGAAATCGTAGTAGTCTTGACAGTTATGTGCAACTACTTTAGTTACAGGTCCAAATGTTGTAGTAGTTGTTGTGCTACCTGCAGTAGTAGTTGTTGTTGTTGTGCTACCTGAAATCGTTGTAGTTGTAGTAGTAGGACCAGCAGTTGTTGTAGTAGTTGGCAATAAAAATTGAACTACTTCATTATTATTACAACCTGCTGATAAATTAATTAATTTTAAACAAGTGCTTTCTTCAGGTAAAGTAACAGTAGCCGTTGCTCCGACAGTTGGCAAATTAACATCATTTCCATCAACACATAAGGAATAAGATATACAATTCAATGAATAGTATACATCATATAAAGGACCTGAAGAGTTTCCTTTTGATGTTAGTGTTATGATTCTATTTACATTTGCCATATTCTATTTAACAATTTTTATTTTGTTAATAAGTGTAGTTGATAAATGGACCAGCATCACCATCAGCGTTATATCCAAATACCAATCGTTTTGTAGATGATGAATTAAAGTCATTAACACCACCAGAATCACCGTTTGTTACAAAGTTACCATTTAGATATAACTTAGTAGTATCAGTTGCAGCATTAACCGTAATTGTTATTAAGTAAAATCCATTTGTATCTGCAGACCCCATTTTTTTATCATCGCCAGCAACATCTCTAAAAATATAAACATAATTTCCTTCCCTTGCAGCAACAGTATCCCAACCACTTGCATAACTTTCTTTACACCATAAATCAACTGCACCAAATGTTTGAGTAATTCCTAAATATCCTAGGAATTGCATTGTCCAAGAACCACTAGGAATAGCATTTATTGTTGCAGGCCATACTACATAATTGGTTGAATCAAATAAGTAACCTTGTGAAGTTTTATTAGTTAATAGTGAGCCTGATACTTGAGCATTGTTTCCATTTACAGATTTATCATTCCAATTACTACCACTCAAAGAACTACAATCATACCAAGAAACCAATCCACTGGTAACAATTGATGCAGCTGTAGTTGTAGTAGTACTTGTAGTTGTTGTGCTTGTTGTTGTTGTAGTAGGTGCAGCAGTTGTTGTAGTTGTTGTAGTAACCAATGATGCTGTAAATGCAAAATTACAATCTTGCGTTGGCAATACTTGTGAAAATGCAGTATTAATAATTGGTCCTAATAATTGTAAATTACATTCACCTGTTTTAAGTGAATAATCATTGATTGCTCTTAGATGATAATAATTTCCTCTAAAGTTTACTACATCATTCAATTCCATTTTAAAATAGTCTGCTAATGGTATTATAGCAGAACAATTTAGTAATCTTGTCTTTGGATTATATAATAAACTTATATATGTTTCCCAATAATTTGTATATAATGAATTATCAGGAGTTGTACCATAAACACTGGTTTCATTTGTAAACAATAACGAATCAGAGTCTGCAGTTGGAAAACTACCAGTTACTACATTATAATTGTCAAAATATGGAAATGCTGTTTGTTCATAACTTACACCAGAAGTAGTCAATGAACCACTCTCAATATAATAACTTTCACAATTAATCATACCATTATAGAAAAACAAACGAGGTAAAACTCTAGCAGGTGTATATTCTGCAGAGTTTATATAAGTTGGAATGTATATTGGTATAATTTGACTCATAGTATTTTATTTTAACAACTTGGTCCTAAGTTATAACTCATATCAGCATTTAATAATCTTTGTGCACATATCGCATAACTCTCATTTGGATTCATATAATGTTGTGTATATTCTCCATCACAACTTATATAATTTATATATCCACTTTGTGCTACATTTGTATAGAATGTATAAATGTTACATTGACTAAATGGTGGAGTTGGTTCAATTCCACTAACACTACCTGATAAACCAGTACCTGCAATCTTAATCAATGGTGAAGAAGCAAATGTAGTTTTAACATCAAGTTTACCTTGTGAATAAAAGTTAGTTGTATCTACATAATATGTTTTTCCATATTCTCTATTTGCACCTTTTGCAAATTGTTGTGAAATATAATCCTGGTCAAGTGTATCACCAAAGTTTAATTCATTAACAGCTAAATTATTCGCAGGTATAACTTCTATCTTTTCATCTAAATTAATGTATTTGTTAAAATCTTTTATTTCACCTTGTAAATACCATGTGTTGAAAGTTTCAATTATAAATGCATTTCTTTTAGTTTTATCAGGATAAATCATTAAATTGAATTTCTTTTGTAGACCTGTAATAAAATCGATTTGTTTGATTCCATTTGTACCATATGGCATATTTGAAGGTATGTCCATTATTCTACCATCAGCTGCTTGATTAACTTGCTTTATTTCTATATATGATTTAGTTGTTCCTTGTGGGTCTAATGTTACAAGTGGTAATGAGCCAGTTGCAAAATTTGGTGATTGTCTTAATTGAAAATAATAATTACCAACAGGTATATCATCCATCAAAAATTCAGTTGCTAATTCATATGTTTGATTTATTCCACCAGTTCTACTTTGTTGTAGTTGGTCAAAGAAAAATATATAAGATTGTATTGCTCTAGTTGAATAAGGAGTTGAGCTACCTGTCTCTAACATACGGATTTGCCATGTTCCATTTGCAGATAGTGTTCCTGGCATATTGTTTACCGAGCAACTTACATTTAAGTTTACATTTAATATACCTTTTAATTGAGTTCTTTTATCAACTCTATATGCACCATTATTATAAAAGTTTTGTGGGTCAGATAATTTATTATACCAAGGAAGGGTTACCCAACTTCCTGATGCTAATGTAATATCTGTCATTCCACTTCCTGATATTGCTCCTACTTTTATTTTACCATATGTTTCCAAATCAATACCAGCAAACTCAGGATATTTTAATGAGTTATTACAAATCATATACACATCATCTATAAACGGTTGTGCCATAAATGATGATGAATAAGTAAATCCAGCTTCTTCAAAGATTGCATCAACAACAGGTTTAATTCTGATTGCAGGTTTAAAGTTTTGAACTGTCAATGCACCATTGGTATCATCCATTCCAAACAATTCATATTGACCTTGGGTAAATGTATACGCAGAGCCATAATCTGCAAGTGGATAAACTATATCTCCACCAAATAAATTACCACTCCAGCTTGCTGAAATATTATCATAAGATGCTGTGTGATTATATTGTGTTAAGGTAGTTAAATCAGTTAAATACTTTCTGTTAATATCTCTACCAAATGAAGATAAACTACCATAAATAGTTATATCATAACTTTCAATAAATTTATTTGCTCTAACATTTACTTTATTCAATTGCAGATATCCATCCGATAGATATACAGAATCAAAATCAAAATATGCAGGAACTTTTATATTTGTAGCAAATAGAAAAGGTGAATCAATGGAGATATCATATACATGCTGAAAAAATGCATTATTTACCTTTGTTCCAGGTATACTTATTTGCTTTGTAAAATCAGAAGGTAAAACACCCACATCAAATAGACCTGTTATATTATTTGATAATTGTATATCTTCATCATCAAAAAGGTCTAATTGAACAGAAGGGTCTCCTGCCAATAATCTAAAAGTAAATGCTTGTGTTGATATTATTCCCATTAGATGATAAGCTTATAAGGTTGTCCGTATTGGAAATCAAATTGATATTGTATTAATTTATCTACAACACCTGTTTTAAATACTATATTTTGAGTTGCAATAGTCAATGGTCTTAATAAGCCTGCACTTTCATCATAAACCCAATAGATTTCATCTGATACTAATAATTGTTTTATGATATCATTATATTGGTCATCTAACCAGTTTGAGTTTACACTTAAACCTTGTTTTGAATCTACTATGTATGCTTGATTTGCTGTATCATAGTTTTGATATGATAATGTAAGACTTTCCCAACTACCTAAAGTTGGTTGGTATGTTTTCCTTTCAGTTTGAAATGATTCTCTACTTACTAAATCAAAATTCATCCAATCAAATTGTCCGTATCTATTCTTCCACTTAATTCTTACATTAGGATACTTTTGTTTGCAAGTTATATTAAAATATATTGAACTTCCAATTGCTGCAGATGCATCATATGCTGTTACATCATACCATTCCAATCCTACGCTAGATAATGGAAATCCAGGTTCTGCAGGAAATAAAGGATATTGTGCTATTTGTTGTGATGTTGGAGTGCTTCCACTAACTGGATAAGAAGCTGCACCTAAGTTTGAATTATATATCACTCTTGTAGGTACAGTATCGCCTGTTGTTCCAACATATATTCCAGCAGTTCCTCTATTATCTATAAATGCAGATTGTGTTGCAGGTCCATCTGTCATTAGGGGCCAATATGGTGTTTTATTATATATTTGTTGCCCTATTGGTTCTTGAAATATACCATATCCATCCAATGCTTTATATACTTCTGTTTTAATATGGCTACCTGTTATATATTGAGTTCCTGAAAAGTATTGCCAATAAAAATCAACTGCAAAATAAGTTACATTTGATGTATTAGCTTGTGCATAATCTGTTAATGTAGAGTTGATAATTCTATTTAAGTCAAAAATACCAACATCCGCAGTATTAGGATATTTTACAATTGTGTAATCAGAAGTTGAGCCAGAATTAGTAAGCGAACCTGTCCAATAATAAAGTTCTCCAATATATTGAAATGAAGCAGATGATAGTAAACCAGAATCAGATTCACTAACTGTAAATATAATTGGTGATTGTGCTAAAGATGCTGTTGCTGGCGTCTGTAATAATGATAAAGACATTTACCTTAAATTTATTTATTATCTAACCATTCAAAAACAAAAAATAAGTGATGTCTATTTCTTTCTTACAGATTCTCTTAATTCTGTTGCAACTTGAACACCTAAAGCCTTAGCATATGCTTTGATACTGCTTCTAATCTCCGGGTCTTTTAATGCTTTAGCAGCATAATCAAAGTGTTGAGGATATCTTTTTTTAATTGTTGCAGTTGTTCCATCACCTGTACCAAACGGACTATTCCAATACTTACCATATGTTGCACCAGGAGGAGCAAAAAAGAATTTAATATCTACTTCACCATTTGGTTTATAAGATATCATTCTATCAGGTGTATTGTATGACCTTAATACATTTCGAAGATTGCCTGTATCTCTAGGAGCAATAGCAGATGCTACATTCCTAATTGATAATGCAACTTTTTTAATTTCTTGAGGATGTTTCTTAATTACAGCCATTAACAGTCAGGATTATTTGTATAAGACCCTGATGGATAAAGGTCAAACAAACATCTTGGTCTAGAGTTAGGTGTAGTTAGTGTGAAAGTTGCAACATGTCCTGCTAAACCATTATTAAAACGGTCTACGAAGGGTTCACAGACGATTTCTCCATCTATGTCGAATGAAGATACCGAATACTGAGTAAACGAGGTTAAATCGTTTATAATTGCTAATGTGTTTGCTAGAATATCAATGGTATCATCTACTCCATAAAACGGAATACTTTGTGCATTGGTTACAGGATTAGATTCGTTATTTTTATTTTTAATCTTGTCCGCAATCACTAATTGTATTTCGTGATTTGTTGTTGAGTCTATTATTCTACTTGATAATATGTTTACATTACCAAATAAATACATAGGAAACTCTTTTTCATCAACAGTTGCTATATCACCAGTAGTCACCTTTGTTATTGAAGGGTGATTGGTCATAATTGTCTCAAAATAATCTAAGACATTATAATAAAGTGTATAGTTAACTCCCTGATTATATTGTAAATAAGACATATTAAAATTTATTATAATTGAATACCACCAAAATATTGATTTGTTTGGTCTGGATATATCTGTGTTTGGTTACCTACTGATTCTAAGTATTGTGGTATCTCATTTGAATAAGATATCAAATAATTTTGTAATCTTAAAGCGTAATAGTCAGCATTTGCTTGAGCTTGTTGCTTAAGATAATCTATTTCTAATTTAGATGGTGCAGTTGCCTGTTCAGATGATTGTTTAACTGCTCCATTAGATTTAAATTGTATAGAACTGAAAGGTATATATTCAACGCATGTATACCAAATCAATGTAGGTTTAATATGGTCATCTAAAAGGTCTTGATAATATGATGATAAGTTACCAACTGTCCCTGCAATGATTTGAGCCTGTAAGTAATCGTATAAAACGGTTCCTATTAGGTTTTTAATCCACTTAACTTGTGCCGTATTCATAAATGGTAATAGAGCATCTGCATCTATCGCACCCTGTAATGGACTATTTTTGATTATATCGTTTCTTGTTATAAAAAGTGCTGTTGCCATAATGTTTATTTATATATTTCGTATTCTTTACTTAATGATGTCGGCATTTTGAATCTTTCTTCATCTGCTTTATTTGGTAATGGTTCTTCAACTGTTTGGTCTTGTCCATCATCAGTTGTTGCAGGATTTTCCAATGATTTGTTTGTTTCATCTTCTACCTGTGCAACTGTCTTACCTGTTTCTTCTGCTTGCTGAGAAAGAATTACCAATGGAGTAGCCTGTTCAAAGTATAATTGAGTATCACCATATCCACCTTCTGTCAATGCCATATCCAATGTATTTAAAATTAGATTTTGGAATGGTGCAATGGTCATAGATTGCAAAATACTAAATGCAGTCATCATCTCTTCAGATTGTGAACTAAATCCGTTATTTTGTGTTCTGATACCAAATAAAAGGGGAGATGTTACTCTATGTGCTACTAAGATTCTATCTTGTGCGTATTCTGCTACATATTGAAACTTCTCATGTAAGTTATCAATTTGAATTACATCTATTGTCGGTTTTGTTGTAGGGTCATCATTAAAAGATAACATAAACTTACCTGCGTTTTTAGTGCCTGTAAATTTAGCATATAATAAATCCTCAATTGTTTGTCTTTCTTC